AAATAACCTAATTCAGCACTAGCTTGTGCCTGTCTAACTAATGAATAATCCTCAATTACAGAGGGTATCATAGGTCTGGAAATATTATCATCTCCAACAACAACACTACGCACCAATCGTTCGCACGATTCGAGATAAGTATTTGTTTGCAAAAGTGTTCTAAATAATTCCATATTACATCTAATGATGCAATAAAATGATCGAAATATATTCAATAGACAATTAATTAATAAAGTGAGAAACTGTCCAGAGGCTACCCCTCTCTTTTTGAAAAAGAGATAACCTTCTGGTAAAACCATCCAAGAATAGATGGTATTCATGATAACAACAAATAACAAGTTGTTAAATTGTTCTTGGGTCATATTGTCATGTGGCTTCACAGAGTGAGCCATAATGTTGATTATTAACCAAATCATTTCTGCTTGATTAGTGGAGTCCCACTTAGTAAAGTCGCAAATGAACAATAACACATTCTTTGCTTCTTCATTACTCAATCTAAATTCCTTCTTAAGGTAATCCGTGAGATTCTCCCACCCACCATGCATAGGATCATCACCATACATGGATTTTTTGAGATGAATTGGTAATCTAGCATAATTGTCTGCTAAATTTCCAAAAGGCATGATTTCACACAACAGCATAATAATGTCTGCTGCATTCATAGATCTTACTTTATCTAATAAGATCTTTTCTTCAGGACGAATTTCTTCTTTGCCTGCTTGCCAGAACAAAAGTGAATAAAAATTACCAGCCATTATCTTATCAATAATTTGCATAATAAAATCTCCATGCTTTTCCATAACTTCACCTTTGTTAATATAGTGTTGGTTCATTGGAAAACCACCACTAGTGCGACTGACCAATCGCTCTCGTGCTTGTTCTTTTGTCATTGTATGGGTCACGCCTACACGCTCCATAAATTGCAAAAATGCTCTAAAAGCATAATTAAATGACAATGGGTCAGGGTAAAAATGGCCTAACATACCATATTTACTAGCATCTTTATAGATTGTATTATTATTAGGCAC